AAATCGCAGCCCCCCCGACCGACCCCGCCGCGTCCCCGCTGGACCCCGAAGGCCTGCCCTTCGCGGCCTGCCCAGCCTGCGGCGGCGGGCTGTTCTGGAAACCGGCCGACCTGCCCCCCGAGGGGCCGGGCTGGCGCTGCGAAGCCTGCAACCCGCCCCCGGCCGAGGGGTGGCGGCACGCGGTGGCGGTGCCGATGGAGAGCACACATGACCGACCAGCGCCTTGATCAAGCCCAGGAAACCGCCGCGACCGTGCGGGAACTCATGCGCCTGCTGATCGAAGAACAAGGCTTCGATCCGGCGGCCGTCATCGCCGGTGCCCATGCCGAGGCGGCGGCCGCGATGGTGGTGGCCTTCGGCGGCAGGGAGGCAGCCGAGCGGATGCGCGCGGCGGCGGCGCAGGTGGAGCCCTTGCCGTCCCTCGCAGCCGTCACGCTGGCGGCGCAGGAACCGGCAGGGACGGCCTGACGGGTCCTTCCTGGACGCGGCGTATGCGGGGGGGGCGAGGCCCGGCGTTTCAGTCTGTGCAAACGCACACAAGGGGGCACGACTTGCGCATTCTGGACGAAATGGCGTTGAACGGTGAGCGGGTTCACCGGATCGGCGGCGCGGACCTGTGCCGCCTGCTGGGCCTTTCGTCCGGCGTTCTGTCCGACCTTAAGCGGCGCGGCATTGCGGTGCACCTCGGGCACGATGCCTATGACCTCGAACGCACCGTCCGGGCCTATGTGGAGCACCTGCGCGGGGTGGCGTCGGGGCGGGGTGGCGAGGAGCACGTGGCCAGCCTCACGGCTGAGCGGGCGCGGCTGGCGCGTGAGCAGGCGGACGGGCAGGCGCTGAAGAACGCAGTTCTGCGGGGCGAGTTGATCCGGGCCGATGAGGCCGATAGGGCATGGGCCGACTTCCTGCGGCAGGTGCGGGGGCGCGTTCTGGCGGTGCCGTCGCGGCTGCGGGCAGCGGGTGACCTGAGCGGTGCCGAGGCTGAGGCGGTGGATCGTGCCTTGCGGGTGGCGCTTGCCGAGCTTGGGCAGGCCGAGACGGGCGAGGTGGCGCATGGCTGAGGTTGCCGAGGTTCTGGCCCGTGCCCGGCGCGCGCTGGTGCCGCCGCCGCGCATCAGCCTGCCTGAATAGATCGAGGCGCATATCAACCTGCCCGACAGTCTGTCGGCAGTGCCCGGGCCGGTGCGGTTGTGGCCCTTCCAGCGCGGTATTGCCGAGGCCATCGGCGATCCGGCAATCGAGCGGGTGACGGTGGTCAAGCCGGTGCGGGCGGGGTTCACCACGCTTTTGACGGCGGCGCTGGCAGGCTATGTGGCGAACGACCCCGCGCCGATCCTGGTGTTGTTGCCGACCGAGGCGGATTGCCGCGACTATGTGGTTTCGGACCTGGAGCCGACCTTCGCCGCCTCGCCCGTGGTGGCCCGCGCGCTGGCCGAGGATCGGGAAGGGGCCGAGCGCGACACGATCCTGTCGCGGCGCTTCCCCGGCGGAAGCCTCAAGGTGGTCGCGGCCCGTGCGCCCCGGAACCTGCGCCGCCACACCGCCCGCGTCCTGTTCTGCGACGAGGCGGACGCGATGGAGCCGACGCCCGAAGGATCGCCGATCCTCTTGGCGGAGCGGCGCACCCTGAGCTTTCCCAACCGCAAGATCGTCCTGGGTTCGACCCCGACCTTCGAGGACACAAGCCATGTCCTGCGGGCCTATGCGGCCAGCGACCGCCGCATCTTCGAGGTGCCGTGCCCGGAGTGCGGCATCTTTGCCGAGCTTCTGTGGCAGGATATCCGCTGGCCCGAGGGGCGGCCCGAGGATGCCGCGTGGTGTTGCCCGTCCTGCGGGGCGCTGGTGCCCGAGCGGCACAAGCCCGCCATGGTCGCGGCGGGGCGCTGGCGCGCGACCGCGCCCGAGGTGCGGGGGCACGCCGGGTTTCGCCTGAATGCGCTGGTGAGCCTTCACGCCAACGCATCGTGGGGGCGGCTGGCGGCCGAGTTTCTCGCGGCGAAGGACGATCCGACCGCGTTGCAGACCTTCGTCAACACCATCGTTGCGCAGGGCTGGCGCGGCGCGGGCGAGGAGCTCGAGGAGGCCGATCTTGCGGCGCGGGCCGAACCCTGGGGGCTGGAAGCGGGGCTTCCTGCCGAGGCGCTGGCGCTGACCTGCGGGGTGGACGTGCAGCACGACCGCCTTGAGGCGACGTTCTTGGCCTGGACCGAGGCCGGCGTGCCGCTGGCGGCTGGGCACCGGGTCATCTGGGGGCGCTACGACGACGGCGCGACATGGGCCGAGCTTGACGCGCTGTTGTCTGCGACCTGGCCCCATGCCTCGGGCGGGCGGCTGGCGCTGGACGCGGCCTGCATCGACGCGGGCGACGGCGCGACCATGGACGCGGTGATGCGCTTCGCGGCCCCCGGCTGCGGCGGCGGGTGTTCCCGATCAAGGGCGCGCCCGGCATGAGCCGCCCGATCATCGACAAGGCGGGAAGCCGCACCAGGACCGGGCGGTTGTTCATCGTCGGCACGGACGCGGCGAAGACATGGCTCTTTGCCCGCCTCGCCCGGCCCGGCGCCTTCCGCCTTTCGGCCGAACTGCCCGCAGTCTGGCATGAGCAGGTGGCATCCGAAAGGGCGGTGGTGCGCTATCGGCGCGGCCAGCCGGTACGCAGCTTCGAGCGCATCCCCGGACGGCAGGCCGAAGCCTTGGATTGCTGCGTCTACGCCGTCGCCGCCCGGCAGCTGATCGCCCCCGACTGGCAGGCGCGGCGGGCGGCTCCGGCGGGCGGTGCGTCCGCGAGGCGCGGCGGAGCGTGGAGACGCAAAGCCAATGGATCCGGCGATGACCGCCGCACGGAATGGGGCGGGCACCCCCGGCCGAGACATGGCGGCCAAGTGCCCCCGTTACTCGGCGAGTGGGCAAACCCCGAGAAAGCGCGGCCGAGCGCCCCTTCCCCCGGCGCAGCGCTCCCTACTGCGGCCGAAACGGGATTAACACTTGGCGCGTCGCGTGTTTCGCATATTCTCACGCAACACGCGGGCGCATACACGACAGCGCTGATCCGACAGACGAGCCACAGCGTGAATCCGACTGCCGCCGACGCAGCAGCCATAAGCGGCGTCAGCCCTCAGCTGCAGGCGAATTGGCCGCGCCGCGGCTTCTGCCGCAACTGGCCGAACCCGGATGGGCGCGCTACGCGCCGGGCGCGGTGTTGCGCCTGTTCATCGGGAACCTGTCCCAGGCCGCGCTTGGCGTGAAGGGAACGCGATGGCTCGCAACCGAAGCCGCCACCACGGCGCACGCGATCCTGCGCACCCTTCCCGGCGCGGTGCGGATCGAGGCCGACCCGGCCCTTGGTGAGGGTTTCGAGGCCCGCGAACGCGCGCGGTTCGTGGATACGCGGCGACGCACCAACGCCAGCGCTGCATCGTTGTGCCGCTGCCCGAGCGCGAGGACGCGCCCGGCTCGCCCGGGCTTTACCATCGCGGCGATCTTGGCGACCTGCCCGACCTGATCGCCCCGGACGCGCCGATGGCGTTGGTGCTCGACTGCGAGGCCATCGCGCGGGCCTTCTTTGCCCGCGTGCGCAGGGTGACGGACGAAGCGCTTGAGGTCTGGAGCTTCACCCCTGAGCGCGGGGGTGGCGCATGACGTGGCTCGGCCGCATCCTCGCCCCGATGCGCCGCCGTCAGATCGAAGCGGGCGGCGGCGGGCGGCGGTGGCAGGGGGTGCCGATGCTGCACAACCCGGCCCGCGCGACGGATGCGGCCCGCGCCACCACGCGCGCCCGCGCGGCTGCGGCCTATGTGAACACCCCGCAGGCGCGGCGGATCGTGGAGGCCTGGACTTCCGCCCTGGTCGGGCGGGGCTGGCAGGCCCGTTCCCAGCACCCCGACCGCGCCACGGCGGCGCGCCTCAACGACGCCTTCGAGGCGCTGGCGAACCCGGTTCTGCCGCTGGTGGCCCGGTGCCTGGTGCGGGACGGCGAGGCCTTCGCGCACCTGCGCCCGACCGATGACGGCGGCCTGCGGCCCGAGGTGCTGGACCCCGCGCAGGTGGACGCGGCCCTGTCGCGCCCGCTGGATAACGGCGGGCGGATCGAGCAAGGGGTGGAGCTCGACCGCGACGGGAACGCGGTGGCCTACCACGTTCTGCGCGAACCGCCCGGCAGCGCCTGGTCGCCCTACGAGACGGTGCGGGTGCCCGCTTCCGACATGCTGCACATCTACGACCGCCAGTTTCCGGGGCAGGTGCGGGGCTTGTCGTGGTTGGCCCCGGTGATGTTGCGGCTGAGCGATCGCGATCAGTTGAGCGATGCACTGGTGGCGCAGGCCAAGGTCGGGGCCTTGCTGACCGGCTTCATCCGCGACCCCGAAGGCGGCGCGGCGGGCTTCGACCAAGGCGCGAGCGGCGGGCAGTGGAACGTTGCCCTTGAGCCGGGCGCGATGCGCATCCTGCCGCCCGGCGCTGACGTGAGCTTCACCCCGCAGCCGCAAGGCCTGCGCGATGCTGTCGCCTTCGTGGCCAGCATCGACCGCGAGATCGCCGCCGGGGCGGGCCTCACCTACGAAAGCCTGACCGGCGACCTCGGGGCGGCGAACTATTCGAGCGCCCGCGTCGGGCTCTTGGACTTCCGCCGCCGCGCCGAAGCCCTGCAACGGCACCTGATCGAAGGGCAGGTGCTGCGCCCGCTCTGGCGGCGCTGGGTCGCCGTCCAGACGCTGGCGGGCCTGATCCCCGCCGATCCCCTGTCGCAGGCCGATTATCGCGTGGTGCGCTTCGTCGGCCCCGGCTTCGACTGGGTGGACCCCGAAAGCCAGATCGCGGCCGAGGTTCTCGCCATGGCTAACGGCCTGAAATCGCGCGAGGAAATCGTTGCCGCGCGCGGCCGCGACATCGACGAGCTCGACGAGGAACTCGCCCGCGACCGCGCCCGCCGCCCCATGGAGGCCCCGCAATGACCCTCGCCCTGCGCCCCGCCGATCTTCGGCCCGCCACCCTCGACCCCGCCGCCCGGACGGTGGAGGCCATCGTCAGCACCGGCGCGGACGTGCCGCGCGGCGGGGTGATCGAACGCCTCGACCTCAAAGGCGCGGACCTGTCGCGGCTGATCGGCGCGCCGGTCCTGGACGGGCACCGCAGCGAGACGACCCGCGACCAACTCGGGGTGGTGGAGGCGGCCGAGCTTCGCCCCGAAGGCCTGTGGGCAAGGCTGCGCCTTCGCGACACGCCCGCCGCCGCCGCCGTGCTGGCCAGCATTGCCGACGGCACCTTGCGGGGCCTGAGCATCGGCTATCGCGTGGAGGAATGGCGCGAGGCCCGCGAGGGCGACCGCCGCATCCGCATCGCCGCCCGCTGGACGCCACTCGAGGTGTCCGTTGTCCCCATCCCCGCCGATCCCGGCGCACACTTCCGTCATGGAGGCTACAGCATGGAAACCGAAGAGCAGACGGCCGAACGCCCGGCCGAAACGGCGCGCCAGACCCGCGCCGAAGCCAACCGCGAGATTCGCAGCATCGCCGCCACGGCGGGCCTGCCGCACACCTGGGCCGATGACCTGATCGACCGCGAGGCAACCCCCGAGGAAGCCCGCGCGGCGGCCTTCGAGGCGATGCGCAGCCGCACGGCCCAGGCCCCGCGCGCGACCGCGCGCATCCTCGCGGACCACAACGACCCGGCCGCCATCGCCGCCCGCGCGGGCGAAGCGCTCTACGCCCGGATGCACCCCGACCACCAGCTTTCCGACGCCGCCCGGCCCTGGGCGCACATGCGCCTGCCCGACCTCGCCCGCGACTGCCTGCGCCGCGCTGGCGTGTCCGGCTACGCCACCATGAGCGACGCGGCGGCCGTGACGCGGGCGCATTCGACCAGCGACTTCCCGCTGATCCTCGCTGACGCCGCAAACCGTGAGGTGCGGCGGGGCTACGACGCCGCCCCGGCGGGCCTGCTGCAGGTGGCACGGCAACGCACCATCCGCGACTTCCGGCCGAAACGCAGCGTCATCCTCGGCGAAGGGCCGGGGCTGGTGCTGAAAGCGGAGGGGGCCGAATACCAGTTCGGGGCGCTGGCCGAGGCAGGCGAAGCCTACGGCCTGCAAACCTTCGGGCGCGCCATCGCCATCACGCGCGAGGCGATGATCAACGACGACCTCGGCGCGTTCCAGATCGCCCCCCGCCTCGGCGCGGCGGCGCGGGCCGAAATGTCGAACCTGCTGGCGCAGAAGATTGAAGCCAACCCGGCCATGGCGGACGGGGTGGCGGTGTTCCATGCCGACCACGCGAACCTGACGGCGCCCGCGCCCGCCACGATCCTCCTCGGGCTGGCGTCGGGGCGGCTGGCGATGCGCAAGCAAACCGGCCTGTCCGGCGGGCTGATCGACGTGTCGCCCGCGTTCCTGGTCGTGCCGCCCGAGTTGGAGGTGGAGGCCGAAAAGGCGCTGGCCAGCATCACGCCCGCGACGGCTGCGGATGCGAACCCCTTCGCCGGGCGGCTTGCGCTGATCGTGGAGGCGCGCCTGACGAACGCCGCCCGCTACTACCTCTTCGCCGATCCGGCCCGCGCCGATGGGCTGGAATACGCGCTTCTCGAAGGCCAGCCCGGCCCGGTGGTGGAGACGGAAACCGACTTCCTGACCGATACCGTCAGGCTCAAGGTCCGGCTCGACTTCGGCGCGGGCTGGATCGACTGGCGCGGCGCGCATCGCGTGGGGGCCTGATCCATGCCGAGCGTCGCGGAGCTCGAAGCCATGCGCGACGCCCTGATCGCCATGCGGGCGGCCGGGGTGCGGGTGGTCATGTATGAGGGCAAACGCATCGAATACCAGACCGATGCCGACCTCGCCCGCGCGCTGGCCGATATCGAGGCGCGGATCGCCCGCGCCTCACCCACCCGCCCGCACACCGTCACCTTCAGCACGCGGAAGGGAGTGTGACATGGCGAACCGTGCTGCGACCATCATGCAAGCCGACCTGACCCGCTACCTCAGGGCCGCGACGGCGGCCGGGGTGCCCGTGGCGAAGATCGAAGTCGCGCGCGACGGCACGGTGCGGATTTTCACCATCGCAGCCGCTTGCGGCGACGACGACCCGAACCCCTGCGACAGGCTTCTGAAATGACCCGCCGCCGCAACCCCTGCCCCGGCGTTTCCCGCGTGACCGACCGTCACGGGAAGGTGCGTTGGCGGTTCCGGCGCGGTGCGTTCTCGGCCTATCTGCCCGGCCCCTACGGTTCCGCCGACTTCCGCGCCGCCTATGAAGCGGCGTTGGAGGGATCGAAGACGCCCGCCGCCCGCGCAGGATCGCCCTTCGGCACGCTGGGGTGGCTGATCGAGCAATACCTGCGTTCGCCGCGCTATGCGAACCTGTCTGCGATCCGCAAGGAGACGCTGCGCCGGGAACTGGACTGGCTGCGCCGGGAAGCGGGCGATCTTCCCTTTGCCCGTCTCGGGGTGCGCCATGTCGAAGCCCTGATGGCGCGAAAGGCCGGGCCGACCGCGCAGAACTCGGTCAAGAAGACCCTCTCGCTGCTCTTCAACTTCGGCATTCACGCCGAACTGGCAAAGCACAATCCCGCCCGCGCGGCCGAGCGGCGGAAGGAAAACCCCGAGGGCTATCACACCTGGACCGAAGCGGAGATCGCCCGCTTCCTTGCCATGCATGGGCCGGGCACCAAGGCGCGGCTTGCGCTGATGATCTTCCTGTGCACAGGCGCGTCACGGCAGGACGCGGCCCGCCTCGGCTGGCAGAACGTGTCGGCCGGGCGCATCCGCTACCGGCGCGGCAAGACCGGCATCGAGGCCGATCTTCCGATCCTGCCCGAGCTTGCCGAAGAGCTTCGCCACGTCCCGGCCGACCGGCTGCTTTTCCTGACGCATGGAAAGGGCCGATCCGACAAGCCGGAAACGCTGGGCAACTGGTTCAAGGCCCAGTGCAAGGCGGCGGGCTTGCCGCACTGTTCCGCGCATGGCCTGCGGAAGGCCGGGGCGCGGCGAATCGCTGAGCAGGGCGGGACCGAGCACGAAGTCATGGCCTTCATGGCACACGCGACCCCGAAAGAGGGCGCGACCTACACGAAGAAGGCAAGCCGCGCGCGCTTGGCCGACAACGCGGCGGCAAAGGTATCCGGGACGAAACCGGAACGAACCTCGTCCAACCTTTCCGGGAGGTTGGACAAACGAGGCACCTAACCCCAAGGAAGGAAAGGGAAAAATGCTTGATGTGGCAGCCCGTAGGGGAATCGAACCCCTCTTCCCAGGTTGAAAACCTGGTGTCCTAACCGATAGACGAACGGGCCTGCGCGGCGTCCTCGGCTACATATCTGCCGCGTGCGGGGGGTTCAAGGGGGTTTGGCGCAAAGGCTGCGTGATGCCGGGGCGGCGCGGCCGAGGCCGCTTCCGGGGGCGTCGTGCCGCCCTGCCCGGTCCGGCGTATCCCTCGCCAGACCGCGCGCCGGGCGGCGGCCGCATCGCGGCGAGGCTGCGGGCCGCGCGACCCAAGGCCTGCGCCCCCCGGCCACAGCCCGCGCCGCCCGAGGCCCGGGCCATGCCGACGGCCCCGGGCGGCCACGGGCTCCGGCCGGCCGCATCGCTCAGACGAAAAGGAAATTCGCCTCCTGCGCCAGCGCCTCGACCGTGACGCCGACGACCAGCACCTGCCCGCGGTCATAGGTCAGGAGCGTCCCTGCGGGGCTTGCGGCGAATGTGAAATCCGCCAGCGACGCCGTTCCCTCGACGCTGATGAAATCCTCCCCGGGCTGGAAGTCGAGGATGCGGTCCGACCCGTCGCCCGGCCGGAACACGAAGATGTCCTGGCCCGTGCCCCCGGCGAGCGTGTCGTTGCCGCGCCCGCCTTCCAGAATGTCTATGCCGCCGCCCCCGCTCAACCGGTCGCCCCCCGCGCCGCCGAAGAGCGTGTCGTTCCCGGCCTCCCCGAACAGCCGGTCGTTGCCCGCCCCGCCGTCGAGCAAGTCGCGCCCCGTCCCGCCGTAGAGCATGTCGTTCCCGCCATCGCCGAACAGCACGTCGTTGCCGCCCAGCCCCTCGACCCGGTCGTCCCCGGCGAGCGCCCGGATCGAGTCGTTGCCGCTGGTGCCGATCAGGCTGTCGTTCCCGGTCGTCGGCACGTTCGGGGGAGGCGGAGGGGGAGGCGGAGGGGGTGGGGCGGCGCGCTTATGGACGGGACCGAAACGCTGACGGCGGTCACGGTCGTGAGGAAAGGCTGGAAATTGATGAAGGCTCGAAGGTCGGTGAGCACCGTCGTCGCTCCGAGCGACCGGACCGCAACGCCATCGAAAGCGCCGTCCCGGTTGATATCCACCGCGCCGAGGAAGGTGCCGGCCCTGACCTCGGACAGGTTGAATGTCAGGGATGCGCTCACAGGGACGATGTCGATCTGCTCCATGGGCGTGAAGAACCCGTCTGTTGGAACGCGCTCAATGATCGCCCATTTCAATCCGAAGGAGAGGAAATCGGTGCCCTGCAACAGGAACTGCGGCGCCACGGGTGAGAAGCCGGTCTGCAGCGTCTGCACCCGGTTGTCGAAAAGCAGGTAACCCATCGTTGAGCTCCGTCGTTCACGCGGCCGATCGCGTGCCGCATAACCTCAGCGCGGCGAACGAAAGATTGCCTTCACCCCGCCTGCGCCGCATCCTCGATCCTGAACTGCACCCGGCGCGCGCCGTTCCAGTGGTTGATCTCGACCTGCCCCGCGACATGCACCCGCCCGGCGCCGCCGCCGCCCAGCAGCGCCGCGAGCGGCCCTCCAGCGGCGTTGAAGGCGATGCCCTCGACGCGCGCAGAACCCGCGCCGAGGCTCACCCGCAGATGCCCCGCGCCGATCGCCCGCGCCCCCGTCACCACCATATCGGGGAGAGCGAAGCGCGGCGCCGGCGCACCCGCGCCGAACGGCCCGGCCGCCGCGATCGCCTCGACGAGCGCAACCGTCGCCCCTTCCGGCGCGAGGATGCCGTCGAGCGCCAGATCCCGCGGCCCCGCCGCGCCCGCCCCCTGCCGGGCGAGGAGGTCCGCCAGCCGCGCCATCGCCGGCTCGACCCGGTCGCGCGCCACGGTTAGGCCCGCCGCCATCCGGTGCCCGCCGCCGCGCAGGATCAGCCCCTCGTCGGCCAGCCGCGCCACCGCCGCGCCGAGGTCCACGCCCTCGACCGACCGGCCCGACCCCTTCGCCTCGTCGCCATCGAGG